TCACTTTCTTCGTTATTTGGGTTTTTACCATTTCTTATTTTCTTTGCCATTTTCTATCCTCTAAAGATCCAAACAAAATCTTTTGCATTCTTGATTTCTTCTTTATACTTTTCTTCAAACGATTGTGAATGCCCATCTTGACCTTTGATGGTAGTATTCATTTTGGTTGAGTTCATAAACATGCCACTTACCATAGCTTTTTTATATGCTACATCTCTTTTATCAATCTCTAGGGCTGTATCTCGAACCCAGCAAGCAATCGATAGTGACATAACCAAATCATCGTGGTAAGATCGCATTGCTTGTGGTCTCCCATTGTGCCAGATAAAAGTTTTAAATTCATGAAAAAGTCGAGAAGATCTAACAGTAATTAGTCTGTTCCTCATGTACTCTTCCATTTTGGCTACAATAAGCGGCCTTGTCTTCGATGAATTCGTAAATCCCGGCACTGAATTGGACATGTATTCTGCCTTATGTTGCTCAACATAGTCATGCGTACCTTTTACAGAATAGTAAAGATTTGGATAATCTTTGTTAATAAGTTTTTCTAAAACAGATATACCAATGCCATTGTTCTCAACAACCAACAAGCAATTTCCATATTCCTTCCCTGCGTCGTAAAGAATGTCTGCGTAGTGATCTAATGTCGGCTTGCCTTGGTATTCTGCCGCAATCTCCATTGTGTTTAAATTAATAACATGAAAAACAGAATAATCTGCGCCGTCTCCTCTTGCAACATCAGCAACCAACAAATACTTGGATTCCTCTTTGTATTTCTCCCAAATCCAAAAGTTTCTATCAAAACCAGTTCGATAGACAGGATCTTTTATGCACTCATGGATCCATTCCATGTCCTCTGATTGTAAGACATTTTCACCAGAAGAATTAAAATTACACTCTAATTCCTGAGCAATCTGGCGGCGAGACATGTTTTTAGTCTCGTTTTTAAACCACGCTTGGTCTCTCTCCGGATGAACGCTCCATGGAAGGCTTACAGATTTAAAATCATTTTGCCCGTCGACGGCGTCAACATAAGTTTTGTGAAACCAGTTACCAACACCATTCGGCGTGCTCAGAGCAATACAGCGACCACCAGTTGATAGTGTCGGATAAAGAGCAGTCCAGAGTTCTTCAAGGCCATCGACAAACGCAGCCTCGTCAATGACGAGGAGCGAGAGTGCCTCCGAACGACCCGCATCACCGGAGGTAGACGATGCTTTAACTTGCGAGCCGTTGGAGAGCTCAAAGGATGTTCTGTTGTCAATTGAGATGTCTGTAATACGAATCCAATCTGGTAAATTCTTCATTACGTTTTTAACTTTCTTTACAAGGTTTGCTGCTGTGGCAAACTTGGTTGCGAGAACCATTACGTTCTTGTCTCGATGAAAGTTAATCAGCCAGACAATGTAGGCGGCAGTGATCGTTGAAATCCCTAATTGTCTGGCCTTTAAAATAACTGTAAAACGAAAATCGTTAAAATCCTCGAGTAGATCATCTTGATAAGGATAGGTGTCAAACTTTATTAGCCCTCGTTGAGGGTGAGAAATCCGGCAATAAGTATTAATAAAGTAAATCGGGTCTTTGCCCGACTTTACAATTTCTTTTACAATCTCTTGCTTGGATAACTCAAAAGCCATTATTTCCTTTGGTTGTCACCTTTCTTGCGAGTGTCATTCTGGGGTCTCTTGTTAGAAGCTTGTTCTAAAAATTTCTTTGTGATGTCTCTGACACTAGGTTCAGATGGTTGTCGAATACCGTCTACCTTCATACCACCAATGTCAAATGTTTGCGTAGCTTGAACCCAAGAGTGAACACGTGAGACCGATTGAACAAGAACATTTGGGTCTCCGGCCTTCTTAAGGGTAATGCCTTTGCCAGTGATTGCCTTATATTCCTTTTGAAGAAACTTTTTAACTTCGTTAATTCTTCTTGCGATCTCAGACTCAAAGCCACCTTTATACACTTCTTTGAGTTTTATTTCAGATTGATATGTAATAATCATTTGTGGACCAGAGAAACGCACTGCAAAGCCATCAATTACTCGACGATCAAGAATTGGATCTCCTTCTTCTCTTTGGAGACCAACCTTTCGAGCAGCGCCATCGGCTGCATATCTTTCATCGTGCGCTCCATCATAGCCACATGCTGCGGCTTGGGCAAGGCCCTGAATAATTTCTAATGTTGTTGCCATGTTAAGGTCTCCATCCAGATTTCCATCTTTCTTCTCGGCCCTCGACCCACTGAACATAACACTTAAAACAACAATCAAACTTTGTAAAATAAAGGTCGTCTTGGGCTTTGGTTGTGTATACAGAACAGACAGGACAGGAACGATTAGAATCACTATTAAGTAGTTTTCTTGGTATGAAAACACCATTTACTTCTTTCTTGTCATAATCCTCTTCTTGTTTCTGTTCTCGGTAAAACTCTTTCAGTTGTTGGAAGTATTCTTTTTCTTTATCCTCGTTCCAAGTCTTCTTTGGATTTTGGATTGCTTCTTCCCCATATTTCGCAGCGATTGCTTTCTCAATCTTTACAGCATAGTTTGGATCTTTTGACATTATTTCACCGAATTGAAGATGGCAACCGAAGTTGCAGTACCAATAGCAAAGCCTGTAGAAACCCACAAGAATGTTCTATTTGGCTTGTCATGGGACCGAAGATAGTCTAGCTCTTGTTGTTGGGCTTCAACGCGTGCCTCTGATCTTTCCAATTTGCCTTCGAGGGTTATTTTCATAATCTCAAAATCATAGTTCCATTTAGCTTTCGCTACGTCCAATTCGTAGTCAATCTCAATGGCGCATGCTTCTTCAATTGAATCCTGATTTACAACAAGAGTTGCAAGTGCTTCGTCATTTAATAATCTACCATTGAAAGGTGCTGGTTCGCCAACTTTTAGATTTGTAAATTGTGCCTCGCCATATGCTAAGGAGGCAAATAGTATAAATGTCATACTTCCTCTATTCCGAGATCTTTTAGAATTTGATCTAACTTCTCGGGATCGTTCTTTGATGCTTTAATTATTTTTTTTGTTTCCTCGACCTTTTTCTTCTCTAGGTCGGTCGTTGATTTGGCTTTCTTCTCTTCCGCCGCCTTAAGGGCGAGGTGATAGGTTTTACGAGCTTTTTCCCGTTTATCGATCTCTTTCTGATATGAGTTTTCAATTTGGTCTCTCTCTTTACGCCATTGGGCTTTTGCCAAGTCGTGATCTAGTTTTAGTTTTTTTTGTGTGCTTTTTCCGTAGAAATAGCAAACAGCCATAGCACCGAGAACAACCACCGCCCTCCAGTGATTTCTCAAGAAGGACGCTGAAAGTTCCCAGTACTTTTTGGCTTTGAGCAGAGTCATTATCTGCCGTGTCTCCAAGTCTTAGCGGCATCAATAACAGATTGGCCACCAATGTATACAATAGCAATCATGCCCCAAGTATCTGGGTCAAGTCCGTATTGTGCAAGAAGAACAGTTGCCGTTGCGAAAACAAGAAGCTTTCGTGAAACAACTTTACCAAGTATGCGGTCAAGGATAGAACCTTTGCCTTCGTTCTTCTTGATTATTTCTTTTACTCTCTCGGCGATTCTGTCGTCTAGCTGAATGCCGTCACAACAGTCTTCGGTATCGCAACATTCTTCATTGTCGCAACAGTCTCCGTCAAGTTTATCTTTGATGCCGTCGATAATCTCTTCGGCTTTGTCTTTGATTGTCATAAATTTACCCTCGCGTAACCGTTTTGCTTTTGGATATCGATCGTTAAATCAGCACAATCTTTGAGAGAATCAAGGTGCGAGATAAGCAAGACAGTTTTGAATTGTGATTTAATCATTTCAAGCATCTTAACAAATCCATCCATGTGCTCTTGATCCAAAGCAGTAGCAGGTTCGTCTAGTATAAATAGTTCGGATTTTGGCAAATTCGTTATTGAAATTAAAGCAAGTCGTATCGCCATTGCAGATAATGTCTTCTCGGCGCCAGATCCCATAGACAAAGGTCTAGCGTCATACTTTGGATGCTTGAGCATAATGTCTAGTGACTTTCCGTTGTCTACAAAGAAAACCTCGAAGTCAACGATCGACGTAAGCACTTTTGCTATTTCCTCGTTGATAATCGGCAACATTTGGCGAATAACATTGTAGGCAATGCCATTGGGGTGCATGCACTGAAGAAACAAATCGTGTGCAATAAACTCACGTTCTTTGTCTTCCAATTGTCGCTTTTGGTCTTGATAGCCAGCAATAGCTTGCTGAGTTGATCCTTTCTCAATAAAGTATTCTTGAAGCAAGGACTCGCACTTCTTCTGTTCTTTCTGAAGACGGACTTGTGCTTGGGCATAGTTGTCACGCTTTAAGATAAACAGCTCTTTGTTCTCGATTGCTTCTTTGTTCTCTTCATAGGTCGCTTGGGTCACAAGAAGAGTTTCAAGCATGGCATCGTTGAGCTGTATTTGCTTTCTGTTGTTTTCCAATACATAGGTATCTCGTTCAATCTGTGATTTGATATTATCATGATCTGAGACAACTTGATTAAATGATTCAATCTTTTCTTCAATGTCCTCAATGTTTAGCTCGGAGATCTTGTTCTCAATGTTCTCAGCATGCATCTTTAGATTTGCCATTCTGCTCTTGAGTTCATTTAATCCGACCTCGGCTTTCTTAGCATCTTGGACAAACTTATTGCCGACACAGTATTTACAGTCAGGATCATACTCATGGTTGTCCAGCATCTTTATTTTCTTCTGTAATCTTCCTCTTTCGGTCTCTCCTTCACGAATGTCCAAAGAATTTGAAGATTTGAGAGATAGGAGCCGATTATGCTCTTCTTTTTGTTCCGTTAGAACATTTAGGTCGAATGACTCAATGAAGGCGGCGACTTTCTCAAAAGTTTGCTTATTAACGTCAATTTTGGACTCTAACAAGCGATTTTTGGAACTTAGTGACCTTGTTGATTCACGCTTTTCCTTGATGGACTTGTTAACGGAATCAATGTCAATAATCTCTGCTGGGATAGCATCAATTGATTCATTAATCTCTGCAAGTTGTGCAGTGATTCCTTTGAGTTCAATTTCTATTTCCTGACAACGTATTGTGTTCTCTTTGATGTCAATCTCAATGTCGTCAAGGATATCTGTCTTTTTTGCGATCTCGAGATCCCAATTCATTGAACGAAGATGCTTGATCACAGACTTTTGCTCTGCAAGGTCTTTCTTCGCAAGCTTGAACTTGGAATCAAATAGGTCGAGGTCGAGAAACTTTGCAAGAATCTCTTTGCGCTTCGTTGAACCTTCTTTGACAAAGGACAGTGAGTCCATCTGTGAAGCCATCGAGGTCAAAAGAAAGTCCTCGATCGTTCCGAAATGCTTACGAATGTTCGCATCGGTCTTGTTTCTAGTTGTCCCATTGAGAGACTGCCATTCCTTACCATCAAACACAGCAAAGTCCAAGTCAACCTTGGCAGTCACAGTACCGGAGGACGATACATTTTTATCCAGATTACGGGTAATCCGGTAAGTATTATCACCGATTTGGATATCAATACGACCAAGCGCTTTTGTTTTATTCTGGTTGAGAATGTGAATGTTTTTGCGCTCACCTTTCGAGGTCGTATTAAATATAGTATAGAGAGCGGAGTCAATAATTGATGACTTCCCTGAATAGTTTTTACCAAAGATGCCCACAATACCGTTGAGGTTCTCAAAGTTTAGCTTGTTCTTCTCCCCGTAATTGAATAGATTGTCCCATTGCATCTCTTTGATAGACCAAATGACATTACGAGAAACTTCTTCTTGCTCCTCGGCTTTTCGATTGTAAACTCGGTTGTGCTCGAGGATCTTCTCCATAACACCGTCATCAAGCTCTTTGCCAACAAGGTATTCTTGGATTAGCTCTTCTTGAACCCTGATGTCTCGAAGATTATCAAAGCGGCCATCTGCGATCATGCTTTTGGCAGACCGTGATCCCTTGGTTCCCTTATTTACATAGGTTGTGGAGTAAGGCCTCCACTTTACCTCTGCTGCGTCAACGGCTTGTCGAAGCTTGGTAAGCGGTAGGTCGTACTGCGACACAATCCGCAGATAAGCATCACGAGGCACGTGTGTCTCTGGTAAGTCGCCATTCCTGTCTAGATAGATCGAGATAAAGGGGCGAGGGTTGCGTAAGGCATGAAACTCAACCGTCCAATCATCCTTAGAATGAATGTTCCAAAGAATGTAACCCTTGCGGAGAGATTCTCCAAAGTTCTGCTGAATTGTTGAGCCTGCATACCAAACACGGCCCTCGGAATCCATTTGCTGTCGCTTATGGATATCCCCAAGCATGGCGAAGTCAAATCCCTTGAAGATCGACGCTGTATCATCGCCTTGTTGAATTGTGAAGCCTTGTCCCGTCTCGCAACCGGAGATTGAACCATGATAAAGCGCCACGTTGATCTTTGAAGGGTCGGAGGGTTCATTCCAATTCTCTCGGTCGAATACCGAGAGCACATTTAGTGTTACCTCGTGGTTTACTTCTACTTCGCCTGATTCTTTAAGAAGATGAATGTTGTCATTCTGTAGAGCTTCAACGATTGGCGTGATTGCATCTTGTCGCTCGGAGTTCTTGAGGTTCCCGTCATGGTTACCTAAGATAACATAGAGCGGTGCAATATCAGCCAATGTGTTGAGAAACTCCGAGGTCAACTCAAAGTATTCTGGTGATAGCTGGGTCTTGGTGTGTGCGATGTCACCTGTATGAACAATAATGTCCGGACGTTGATCTCGCAACTTATCGTAAAGATCTTCGAATGCCTGCCGGTATTCATAGTGATATTTAAGGTTTCTAATGTGTGTGTCTGAAATGTGTGCAATGAGCATAAGCCCTCCTTTTATTTATTGTATCACGTTTATTTAATATTGTCAAGTATTTTTTGTAATTCCTCTGAAGATTTGTAGCCAATTTGAGAAGCAACAACCTCTCCATTTTGATAAATAACAGTAAAAGGAATTGATCTTATATTAAACTCGCTTTTAACTTTATTCCAAACATCAACACCGTGATCAACATCGTATTTGTATACATTGACGCTTGGGTTCTTTGAAGCAAAATCTTCAATTTGTTTTTCCATTCTCAAGCAGGGCATGCACCAAGTCGCATAAAAATCAACCAGTGTTATTCCATCTGCTATAAGTTCTCTGTAATTTCCATCTGCAATCTTTTTCATAGTTCCTCCATAAAAGAAAAGCGGCTTTTGGAGGGAGCCGCTAACCCTATGAACTACTCGTTTCCGTTCGTAGTTTCCGTATTTTCAGTTGTCTCGGTAGTAGTCGTTGTCGTACCGGTTGTGGTTTCCGTTGTGACTTCTTCCGTCGTGGTCTCGTCGGTCGTCGTCGTTTCAACAACCTCAATACCTTCTTCGGTTACCGTTGCCGTAGTGTTAACAACTTCCGTATTTTCGGCAGTGTTGCCACCGCACGCAATTAGAAATGATAGTAGCATATTCATTATTCACCTCCTGAATCATCTGCTGTATCTTCTGGTTCAGATCCTGAATCTGCTGGCTCTTCAGCGGGCTCTGAGGCGGGCTGTGATTCAACAGCAGAATCTTCATCAGATTTTCCTGAACATGCCCAAAGCATGCTAAATAACATAATACTCATAACGTCTCCTTTTTGTTTTTGAGTGTATACAATATAACCTGTTTAGTTATTTTTGTCAAGGTATTTTATTATTAAATTTCTTGGTAATTGTGTTATTCGACCTTTTTTGATCCAATAGACATAAATTTGTAAACCCTTTATATCAACTACAACCCCCATGCCTTCTATAGGCAAGTCTGGGACATACCATTTGCCCAGAGCTTTTTGTTGATTAAGTTGAACCAAATCTCCAACTTCTAATTTCATATCGCCCTCAATTTATCAAAAATCAAAATCTCATCTAAATCTGCTGGTCTTGCTTGGGACTTACGAAGAGCGAACTCTTCTTTTGACATTGAGCCAATGTCTTCGCACCCTGATGTGTCGACAATGTATAATTCAATGTCGTATCTCAAAAAGGACTTGATAATCCAGTTCCTTTTGGTCTCCGCATCTTTGTCTAAGGCAAGATAGACCGGAGTGTCATTCATCACAATTTGTTGAAATAAGCGGGAGTTTTCTCGCAAAGTTGACCCCAAGATTGGTATACTGTTGGGACCTGCGACAATCGCATCGAAGACACCCTCGACAATATTAATGTCTTCATCCCAATCAATAAATAGTTCATTGAAGACAATGTCTCTACCAACTGGTGGATTCAAATATCGTCTTTGGTGACCCACGAAAGAACGAGCAATAAAGTAGTTAGAATTGCCATCCCAATTAAAACTTGGGATAATGATACGGCCGCCATACTTGCCTCCTGTTGCATAACCAATCTTCCAATCGAGAATCTCTTTCTTTGTTATGCCTCGGGATCTAAGATACTCAAGCGCCTTGGCTGCGGACATTGGAAGATTCTTGTTGCAAAGCGAAACAAATTCATCGGGGATGGAGATTGTTTGCTTTATTTCTTTTTCATTCATCTCGGCGAAAAACTTATCGAACTCGGAAAGATCAAGTCGTCCGTCAAGTTCAAGCCACTTTTGTCGCTGGTCGTAAGTTCCAAAGCGACGGACCATTCGGTAAATGTTCTTACCTCTCGCATCGCATACCCAGCATTTGAAATAATTCTTTGCAAAGTTCACCGACATTTTCTTCTTGTGGTGCTTGCAGAAAGGGCAATGGTAAAGATGCTCGTCTTTGACTCTACGAGAAGAGCCAAGAATGTTATTGATGATTTTAATTTTTTCGTTCATGTTGTGCCTCGATGTATATAAGATAACACAGCACAAATGATTTGTCAAATAGATTCTTTATATTTTTTTAAACCTGCTAAAGCAACCACGACAGCATCTGCCTTATCATCTGTGCCGGGCTTTGGATTACCGTGTCTCGTCAACTCGTATGTGAAATCTTTTGGATACTTTGCGGAGACCCAATCAATAATTAATTTCTTTGTATTGGATCCTCGGGGAATCTTGATCTCGTTGAGAGAGCGGCAGGTTCGTGCCGGGAGCAACTGGGCTGAAAGATTGAAGATGCTTTTGTGAATAGCGTAGCAGCACATGCCATTGAACCGTTGAAGCTTTGCCATTGTGTTGGCGGTTGTCTTGCCTCCGGCAAATGCTGTGAAGGGCTCCTCGACAAACACCGCAAGAGGATGAAGTCGTTCAATCTGCATTATCTTGCCGAGAGTGTTCTCGAATAGATGTGCTTTGTCTTCCAGCGACAGATCTTTTCTTTTATATGTGATTGTGTCCACAAACACCAACTTCTCATCTGTTGTTACAGCGGAGATGCCAATCCGCGAGGTACTGATGTCAATACCAAAAATAACTCGTTGTAATTCCATAATAGTATATTATAACATATAATTTGTTATTTGTCAAGTATCTAATTCAATTTTAAATGTATAATCGTTATTTTCTTCTTTTCTTATTGGTTGTGCCAATGAAGCAACACCGATTAAGTTTCCTTTATCATCATACATGTTGATCTTTGAAATGTATGTTGTCTTTTTAAAATCATCGTTCAGATTCTCAATACTCGAGGACACAACATTTTTTATTTTCTTTTGTCTTTCTTCAAAGCCAAATGCAGATCCGGTATCAGAAAGAGTGAACGTTGTCTCATTTGACCAATCAATGGATGTTGGATTATTTGAAAGATTAAGTTCTCCGGCCGGTGCATGGCAGAACATTGTCATTGTATTGACATAGTTCGTCCCTTTGTATTTTATTTCAAATGATTGTTTTTCAAGACCAGTGCCACTCGATGCTCCATCGTGTAGTCCTGAGCCAAAATCAAGCCAACGGTTCATTGAGCTTGTAGTATATAATGCTACGGAAGATGAAAGAAAAATTAATCCTTCATTATAAAATACAAGACCAACAACAGAACCACTAACTGAGCCAGTGCCATTCGTTTGAACAAGTTCGCCATTTTGTCTGTGGTCAGTTGCAGTTGCAACAAGAGATCCAGTGGCATAAAAGTTAAGCTCAACTGAACCTTTCTTTATAGCAGAACCAAACATAACTTGAGGAATGTTAATAATGTTAGTATCAAGCCTGCTCGCTGTGATCTCAAACGATCTACTATAAATTTTATAATTTGTAGCAATACGATTGACCACTCTGAATCTGTGTTGATTTATTGGCTGCTCTCGCTTAAGAGATGCTGTCATCGCAAGATACGATGATGTTATGTTTGAGGTGGTTGGAGATAACAGATTGTTGTACACAACTTGATTCGGATTCTGTGAGCCTGTTATAGCAAAGTTACTCGAAGAAATCTGAGATCGAAAAATGTGTTTTATTGTGTTCTCGCCATCTGTTATGAAAGGGTGTATGTAATCGAATCGATTGTCAAAATTATACTCATATAAAGATTGATATCCGGCAGATACTGCTGACGACACATTGGTCACAACATCGTTATTGATGGTGACGTTTGCGTCATTAACAAATATCTTATAGTCCGGATAAGTTTTAGTTCTATTGACGTAAACGTCTTCTTTCTTGAACTTGAACTTTGACATTAGTAATCGAGGCGCACCCTAAATGTGAGAGAATTAGCTGATGTTTTCTTAATTGGCTCCGAAAGCTTTGCTGTTGCCATAAGCTGATTATCGGAGGAATAAAGACCGATTGTTGTAGCGTATGAGATCGGAGGATTATTGGGTTGACTATTTTTGATTCGAATTTGGGATCCAGTAAGGTATGTTGGGTTTGATGAATAGTTAAATTCATTAGCGCCTATGTGACAGAAGTAAATTGTTGAATTAAGCTCGACTGTATTGTTAAAAGAAAGATTAAAAAATCTATGTCTCAAGCTGTCTGCATTTGCTTCAATAAGTGATCCAGTAAACGAAGCAGTTAAATTTTCACCACTAGAATTCCATTGTACTGAAGACGACAGAAGTCCGCTTGTAAAAACAGATGCAGTCACTACTGCAACGCCGGCTTGATAGTAGATTAAACCGGCTGCTTGTTGAGTTGAACCGGTGATTCCGTTTAACGGACTACCAACGCTATTGTTAGCATATAAAATACCATAATCACCGGCAGGTGAATTAACACGAAAATCAGATGAGGCACCGGTGTCTTTAAGAGTGATTCTGTTACTGTTGAATGGCGCAGTATAAGAGCCAGATACACCGAGTTCCAAAGAAAATGTTCCCTTTTGAATCTCGTCTTTTACAAGAAGGCGAGAAAAAGTCAAAAATACAACTTCATTTAATTTAGATCCCGCTGTAAGATCTCCGTCTGAATCAAATCTTTGGATGTTACCATTCTTATCATACCCAACAAGAACTTGTGCCATTTGATTATAAACGTTTTTCTTTTTTGATTTCTGAGATGATATGCTTGAATACAATGTCGATTGTTCACTGATCCCAACTGAGATGTCAAAAATGTGATTTGCAGAAGAACTCAAATAAGGATAATCATAAACCGACTGGAACATGCCATGAGAATAATTTTTAATGTTACCATCAGCGTAAGTTCCAGATACAATTGTCCCAGTTAAGGGAATAGCCTCATGAAGAATTGTTCTTGAAGTTGCGATGTCTTCATTTCTAATTGTTTTATAAATACTAGCCATTTATTTCACCTTATAACTTTGCAAATCTGACTGGGATGTCGATTGAGTAGCCAATGTTGCGTCCTGTAATTCTGACGATTGTGTCAATAATTTTACAAGACGATGGAGTATTGGCATTATTTGTAATGTTAGCAGTTGATCCAATAAGATCAAACAAGTAATTGCCATTAATTAATTCAGGACGTGACTTAATTTTAAACTGTAGTCTTGCAGAGAGAGGCCCATTGATTGGGCTATCGTTTCCAAGAAGTGAACCTTGAGATGGAGTTGTCACAAAGCTATTTTCGTCGGTCTTAGATACGAGATACGTGGCGATGTTATCATCATCAACAGCAACAGGTCTTAACATGGTTTGCCCTGACGCATCAACAATAGATCCAAGACGATTATCGATTGTAATCATGAATTGCTCTTCGGCGAGATCCGCAGGCACATCTAAAGTTGCAGCAGAATCAATACCGGCGTCAACCTTGATCATTGTGCTTACATCAATTTGAGGGTTAGCGCCGAACATAACACCTTGCTGGTGTGTCCCTTCAATGAAACCAATACTGGTGTTTAGATTTTTTGCGCTGTTGTCTTCAGTGTCTGCGTCGACAGCAACAATAAATACGCCGGTTGAATGTTGTGAGCTTTGGGTTTCTTTTTCATTTAATTTAAGAATCGGCATAAAAAGGATATCGTTTCGTGGAATCGAAACAAGCATTGATTTCATCGATGATGCATTGTTTGTGAATGCTTCTAAAATCGGAGTTTGAAGAATCTCGACGTCTTCTTGTCCCATTGTACCTGTTGCATTGTAAAGCGAGTAGTTAATTTCATCATCACCAAGACCAAACTTGACAATCTCAAAGCTTCCATCGCCTCGAGACAGTCTTCTTCTTCCTTCGTCGGTCAAGACGACATCTAAAATAATGTCACCACTATTATCTTGGAATCCCATATTTTTCTCCTAATACATTAATAAATAGATTTAAGGACTATTTTCGTCTTTTAAAATAAACTTTAAGTTTAAATCAAATTTCTTTCCTGTCTTCTTTGAAGTGATTCTGATTTTGAATTTTTTATTCCAAATGCGAGGGTTCGTATCTCCAACAAAGTTAATGCCGTTGATGTCTGGATTTGTAGTATCAATACCATCCTTGAAAATCAAGTGCTCCATGTTTGGTTTAAGTTGCATAAACTTTTTAAATTGCTTATCAGTTCTGTAAGTATTAAACATTCCCAATTTAACTTCTTTGTATGTTATGTATGATTCATCAGAGTCTTCAATTAGTTCCACTTCAAAAATAGGACTAGGGTTTGAAGGAATGTCAAAATTAGTCAAACTTCTAAATAAATAGTAATATTTTCTGTTAGGCGCTATGAAATCAGTAAATGAATTAACATTTATTTCCTCGCCGGGCTCTCCAATCGTTGTTAAGAGAGCGTTCTCAAAATCACGAATCTTCGTTGGCTTTTCGTCTAGACGGTAAATTTGGAAACGATTTGATAAATATTTGTTGCTAAAAGCAATCTCTTTTGTGCCATGCTGCAAGTTTACTTTATAATAACTTATGTTGTCATCTTGAAAAAGCTGATCATAATATCCAACAGATGTTAATTGTAGCTGTTCATTACGAAAGCTGATGTTTTCATTTTGCGAGAAATAAATCATGGCTTGGTTTCTCTTGCCTGATTCATTAAAGAACTCAATCTCCGGTGGGAGGGTCGGGATGTCAGTCACCACCATTCTCTCATCAAGCAGAGGCAATTCGAGAATTTGAACTGATGGCCTGTTTGTTAAATTGAAATAAGCTTCTCCAAGATCTTGGTCGAACCTTAAATTTGAGTAATTGTATTGATTACCAAATACGGCGACAACCTGCGAGATTTTATATCTATAGGTTGTATCGTAAGAGATTAATGTGTCTAGGTAATTGCGATTAGACGGAGTTGTTATATAAACCGTTTGCAAAGGCGCATTTGAACCAAGAGAGTATTTTTCTATCTTTAGCCCTAAATGAAAATGGGGTGCTTCGTTCATCTCTAATAAACTTTCAAATGATTTTCTAAAAAGCGAAGATTGACAAACAGTTCTTACAGAAGATAAAAGGTTAAAAAACAATACTTGGTTCTCAAATCTAGATGGCTCTTGCCAATCAGAATAAAACTTTTCATCTGCCTCGGAAACAAAAAAGGAGGTGTCGTATTCTGTTAAAAATTGTGTCAAATCTTTTGTATTTATTTGAACATTTGAATTTGCTTTGTCAGAATAAAAATTTAAATTAATTCTTCCACTCCTTTTTAAAAAAGAAAATAATTTATCAGTCATTTTATTATTATAAATTACAGAAAACAAAGCTAATTCGGTCGGATTAAAATTTGTACTTTGTTTGATTTTGATGTAAGCATTAAAATCTTCCTCAGTAGACCCAGATTGTTGAAGGTACATTTTATTATGGGTTATAAAGAGATTCTTTCGACTTGTAGCCTCAGTGTTGTTAAAAGAAAAATTGTCCAACAGGCTTCCAGACTCAATTGTCATAAATGGGTTATCACTTCCCTGATCATAAATGTTAAACATACCCAGAGGGTTGTTAACTTTTGTAAACGCTTCGTAATCAAATGCTTCAAAATTATTAACAGCCTCAAGCGATGCGCTTGCATAATTAGCAACAAAGTAATGATCAATAAATGTATTAGCGCTGAACATCGACGTCATCTGTCTTTGGAAACTTTGGAAATCATTTTGCGCAACATAGGAAGACGCTGTAATGGTCTGTCTAAATACTGGTAAAATCGCTGTGATATCTTGCTGCACAACGCTGGCGCTGATTGTCAAGATTGCATTATTTTTATTTGTCTCGACAACTGCGTTATTAACAACCTCAAAGTATTGTCCAAATTCTTTTCGAATAAGATCTTTATTAACATTGTCAATGTGAATGTTTCCAGCGTCAATTATTCTATTAGCCATTAGTAGCCTCCTCCGCTGGGTCTAAGTCTTCTTGTCGGTGTTCTGTTGGGTTGATTTTGAGTTTGTGTTGGTCTGTTTGTTTGTTGTTGTATTTGATTGTCGAT